AGTAGGTTTGCCAATGAGTCAAACAATTTATTTGGTATTAGGCAGGGTCTAAAAGTATTTAAAACCAAATGCGATAGTGTTGCAGATTATATCAGAATCATAAATGAAGTATATGCATATGCAGAATTTAGAGAGATGCGACAAGATGGTGTAACAGACGCTCTNTTATTGGCACGAACATTAAAGAGGTGGGCTGAAGAACCACANTATACAGATTTGATAGAAGATGTAATACAACATAATATTCGAGGAGTTTACGAACTTTAATATATGCCAACATATAAATTTAAAAACTTAAAAACAGGAGCAGTCTATGAAGATTTCATGTCTATTAAAGATATGGAAAAACTCAGAGAAAATCCTAACATAGAACTACAAATGCCAGACACATTGAATATTATATCACAAACTGGTGATAACATTGATGCTAAAACTGATGGTGGTTGGAAAGAAACATTGGCCAAAATATCAGAAGCACATCCAGATAGTGAACTCAGCAAACAATATGGTAAGCGAAAAACCACTAAAGATGTAAAAACTGCGGAAGTCAGAAAGAAACACAAGACGATTGCTGAACGAAGAATAAAAAAAGCAATGCAAAAACAATAGGAGAAATAAAATGTATAGTTGGAGTAAAGATTGGCCAACCTTAACCGAAGCTTTTTTCGGTAAAGGAAATGGACCACAAGGACCTTTAAATGGAATGACAGCAGAGAAGCCTAAGAAAAAGGCAACCTCTAAGAAAAAACAACTCAAATAACCCCTATTAAATAGTAGAAAAGATATAAATATTAGAAAGATAGGAGAATCTTCATGTGGAAGTATATAGGTTATGCCGGTATTATATTGCCAGTATTAGGTGCAACATACGGCGGATTGCAAATAGCATCTAACTTAGAAAACCAACTTGATATGAATACTCAAATGGCAGAAGATGCTCACGGAAGGATAGGCGCTATAGAAGAATCCATTAAATTCAAAGAAGAAAAGAATAAAATGGATTTAGAGAATGAATTAGAAAAACTTGGATTTAAGATAGATAACAATAAGAGTACGGTAGGTTATCAAATAGAAGATTTTCAAAGAGAACTACTTCAAGTACAAAAGCAATTAACAATGCTTGAAGGTATCACCCAATCCTTAGAAAAGAAACAATATGAGTATGCTTCTACGACTCAGTTGGAAGGTTTGCGTGAGTTAATATATCAACAGAAAGATAAGATTATGCTATTAGAAAATCCTATAGATATCGGAATAAATTATCAACAAATAATATTTGATATGCAAAACCAAATACAAGACATAAATCGTAGAATAGACGAACATCACAACAACGGGAACTGGAACTAATGGCAGACTTTGACTTTTTAGATGGATTTGATGCAGACGGCGATTGGGGTTTCACCGGCGTTTCTACTAAACCATCAGACCAAGTAGTATCAGATACAAAGGCAACAGAAGCTGTAGTTAAACAAACATCAGAGAGTGTTGGCAAAGCAGTTTCAAGTGAAATCATTGGGCGCCTAGAAACCAAACTAGATAAAATACTTCGTGAAGTTTCAGATGCATCAGTTAAGATTGATGCCAAGAACGAAGTTGAATTAGAGATTGCAAAATCACAAATGGACGATGAGTATGATTTGCGAAAAGACAATCTTGGCAAAATTCAAGATGATAAGTTTAAAAAGTTAGAAAAGTTAATCATCCCACTACTCATCAAACTTGCAAAATCTCCCGAGGCCTATATTCATTGGCCCAACCGTGCAGAAGTAATCGAAGCACAAGTCAAAAAAATAATAGCAATCACAAGAGGTTAATCCACACATTTGCTTGACAAAACTCAAGCAACCTGTTATAATATACACAGTATATTAAGAAAAGGAGAACGGCGTGGCCAAAACTAAATCAAAAAGTTTTATCAGTAAATGTATTCATAAATTCAAATGTTTGTTTAATAAAGATTGCGAGAAGATTACTAAATCAGAACTTAATGCAATGACTAAAAATGACCTAGAAGCATTCGGTCGTGCAAATGGCATTGAATTAGATAAACGCAAATCAAAAGCAAAATTGGTTCAACAACTATATAATGAACTATAACTATGACTAAATTGAGTGATTATATGGAAAATAATTTTGATATGAAAACATTTAATCATATGCCGTTACAGGCAATTCCAGAGGTGTATACAGAGAGTATTAAGGGCAAACGATTTTATGTAACACCAGACGGAAATAAGTATCCTTCGATAACGACAGTATTGTCAGGCAGAAATGCAGAAGGTCTTATTAAGTGGCGAGAACGAGTTGGTAATGATGTTGCAAATCAAATAATGAGAACTGCCGCAAAACGAGGAACAGCTGTTCACGAACTTGCAGAGAATTATTTGAACAACGAAGAACTCTCCCAACAGGATGTTTTACCACTCGCCATGTTTACTTTGTTAAAGCCAGAACTGGATAATATAAATAATATTGTATTACAAGAAGGCGCTCTCTATAGTGATAAATGGGGTGTCGCCGGTCGAGTTGATTGTATCGCAGAATATGATGGCAAAATAACAGTAATAGATTTTAAGACATCTACGAAAGAAAAGAAAGAAGAATGGGTAGAGAATTATTTTATTCAATGTACTGCCTATTGCGAGATGTTTGAAGAACGATACGGTTTAGCAATCAACCAAATTGCAATTCTTATAGTAACCGAAGATGGTGCTATACAGACTTTTGTTAAAGATAAAAAAGATTATATACCTTTGTTACAACCAGCGATTGATAATTTCTGGAAAGAACAAGATGGTAAACAGGATTCTTTATGACGGTAATGGAGTAAACTTTATGGACCTGGGTTCGATTCCCAGCATCTCCACCAAAAGTATTTTGGTCATCCCTAAAATATTTTTGTGGGGATGAAATGGACTTCGACATGGAGATTGAAAGATTACAAGAGAGGATAGTCCAAAGACTTTAAACTAAACACAAACGCAAACTCTAACCAGTATGCTTTAGCGGCTTAAGTTGCTAAGGGGGTTGCCAGTACCTTCTTACCCAAACTGGCACTTACATTAACTCAAGGCGACCATATGATACATTTCTGTTTCGGTAATGGTAATTCAAGAAAAGATTTAGAGCTCGATAAATACAAACAACACGGTACAGTAGTTGGCTGTAATGCAGTTTATAGAGATTTCACTCCTGATATTTTAGTTGCATTAGATTCAAGAATGGGTCATGAAATATATCGTTGTGGATATGCACACAAAAATACTACTTATTTAGGATATTGGACGCCAATACCAACAGAAGTTGCTGAAACTATTTTAGACACAGAAACAGGACCAGTATCTTTATCACCTTCAGATTTAGGTTTCACTAACCAAGTAGTTTATCATGGGGCTGATGGTGTCTTTACATTTATTGAAGATAAGAATGTTAAAGGCATAACATATATAACTGGAACAGTTGAAGGCGATAAGGCGAAAAACATAGAACCAAATATAGACGGATTTGCATATTCAACTGGCACTAGGTCAATCCATTTATCATGTGAACTTGGTGCGGATGAAGTTTATATTATTGGTTATGATTTATATTCAACAGACGATAAAATAAACAATATATATGCTGGTACTCGTTGTTATGCTGAAGCTGATGCTGATTTAGCAAATCCTGATAATCCAGAGAAAGACGATTTACATCACTGGATTAAACAACATAAGAACACATTCGATACATTTAAAGACACAAAATTTTACAAAGTAAACCCAAATCCTATTGGGACAAGTCCAATAGATATCGAAATCGAAGAATGGAAAGATTGTGAGAATTTAGAATATATTACATTTGCAGACCTTGACAAAAAATTTAAAGTATAGTATAATAGCACTATGAAAATGATTATCACTCCAAATAAGTTTGCAATACTTATTGAAGAAACGGTTAAGAATAAAAAAATGAGTTATATAGATGCCATTCTTTGGTATTGTGAGAAGAATGGAATTGACCCGAGTGATTCCAGAAAATTA